CTTCGAATCCATCTTCATCGCCCGCCTCCATCAGTTCCCGTGAGCAATCTTCACACATCACGGATGTGCCAAACAGGTCGCCATGCCCATCACCCAATATGTCTTCCAGATTCACGCTGACTTCCTTACCGCAGACCGGGCAGCGGCAGAACACATTCTCATCATTGATTTCAATCGTAACTTCCATGGCATCGTTAATCGGTTCCTTAACATAAAACATGATTCATTCCTCCAGTTCCGTCTTATAGTAAGTCATGAGCAGCTGTTTGCGCTGCTGGAAATCCGGGCAGGAATACAGCAGGCCGTAATCCAGGTGCTGCAGCCGATCCAGAGCATGAATCTGCTGCGCGGTCAGATAAGGCCGGATGCTCTGCCCTTTTTCGATGCCGTTGGCCAACCGGAACTGCTTGGCAGACATGCCGAGAACAATGCGGTTCAACATGTCGCATTCGTTGCTGAAGTGGTACGACTTCGGACTTTCATACAGGCGGCAGATCATGTCCGTGAGCATCGGGAATTCCTGCCGGGCAGACAGGAGCGACCGGACGCATTGCTCCATCTCGTTGAAACGCTGGATGTAGAGTTCCTTGAAGTGCATCGCCTTCTGACCTGTGTAGCCCATGACCAGCATGGTAAAGCCATCGCGGGTCATCAGGTATCGTGGCAGTTTGCGTCCTGTAGCATCACGGTAAGTACTGAACTCAAAATTGAGTTCAGTGAATTCTTCACTTAAGCCAGATTTGGATTCAGTGATTCTGGCGATGTCGCGGAGTACATTGTAATGTTTCTTTCCAAAAACCTCGGCTACAAACAGGCTATCCACCAACGCAATGCCTTGCTGGCTCGCCAGCATGCCGTACTCGTCCTGCGGAATTAAAAATTTCATAGCAAATTCCTCCCTTGTAAAAAATTAACCCGAGAGATTTCTTCCTCTCTATAAGTAACAGGACAAAAACCGTTATTTTAAGTACCATTAAATGAAATTTTTTATTTATAGCAGGATTTTCAATTTCTATATAGAATTAATAAAATAAAGAATATATGCCGAATCCAAAAATCGTGTAAAGAAGGAGAGGGATTGCTCATGCATTTTAGACCAAAAATAATTTCTTATTTATCTGTATTTATTTTGTGCCTAGCTTTTTTTCTAATTGATTCTTCCCAAGCGCAAGCTACAGAATTTATGACTCCAGACCAAGGAACCTTCCTATATCTGGATACCCGTCAGCTAAATGTTCGTTATGATAATGAACGATTAAAATTTGTTCTTCAAAGGGATGGTACCTTACGGTTGATGAGCCGTGACGGAAAACATGATTATATGTCTTTCATCAACTATGTCGGTGCCAGAGGCGGTGTAGGCTATAAAATCCGCACCATTCGCACCACCGACCCTGACATGACTTTCTTTGAAATCAATGCGGATGTTGGCGCACATGCGATGAACTGTGGCTATTGGATTATTGGCAAACATGATGGTCAATGGGTTACGTACGTATCGTTAGACAGCCTGGCTTCCATGGGATATACCATTGGCAACTGGCATCAAATCAAAACAAAAATAAACGAAGATGGAACCGGCCGTTTCATTCTTATCAGTTCTCATGAATATATGCCGCCGGGAGCTCAATATCAGTATCAACGGAAACATGCTGTAGATTTACAACTAGAATTGTTCTGGGATCAAAATGCACAATGGTTTGGCATGCGTAGTTTATAAGAAAATACAAGGAAAGCAGGCAGTCTCACGCTGCCTGCTTTTTTAGTCCTTCTGATAAAATTCACATTCATACCCATCAGCCCGCAGAATAAGCCCTTCAGCCCATGGCGGTGTCCGACCCATCTGTTCGCAAATAGCATCGACACTGACATCCCTGTCACACTCAATGATCAGTTCATCATGTACATGGCCGACAATGGCACAGCACCGTAACGTCTGCATGGCATAGCAAAGGATGTCCCGACTTATGCCCTGAACAATATTTTCCACGAACTTCGGGCCATAGCTCTCCAGCCGTTCCCATTTTCTGGTAGCGCCAACGCCTTCATAGGTGACGGATTCCCCACCGAAGCGGTTCTCGCCTATCCGGGGTTTCACATAAGAAAGCCGCCGTCCGCTGGGAAGCTGGATGAACAGCATGCCGCTCTGATAAAGGGATCGGATGCATCCAGCCCGCATAGGGACATGCTTTTTTACGGTCGTCTTCACGGCGGCATCCACTTGCCACCAGAAATCGACGATATGCGGATTGGCAGAGCGCCAGGACTGCACCAGCGGATACAGCTCGTCTTCCGAAAGTCCCATATCCAGTGCGCCCATCGCCTTCAGCGCCCCGACAGACCCGCCATAGCCACAGGCCAATTCTGCGATTTTGCCTTTCTGCCTCAGGTGGCCATTTATCCCATGCTTCACCACGGGTACGCCAAACATCTGACTGGCTGTTGTGCAATAGATGTCCTGGCCGGCCGCAAAGGCTTCTGATTTCCACTTCTCCCCGGCAAGCCACGAAATGACCCGTGCCTCGATGGCGGAGAAATCTGATACCACGAACTTCATGCCTTGCCGTGGCACAAAGGCGGTGCGGATGAGCTGGGACAGGACATCGGGAACAGAGTCATACAGGAGTTCCAAAGCTTCATAATTTCCCTGGCGCACCAGTCCCCTAGCCTCCGCTAAATCGGGCAGATGATTCTGTGGCAGGTTCTGCAATTGGATGTGCCGTCCGGCGAATCGCCCGGTCCGGTTGGCACCATAAAACTGGAACATGCCTCTGGCCCGATTGTCATCACAGGCCGTCATTTCCATAGCTTGGTATTTCTTGACAGATGACTTGGCCAGCTTCAGCCGGAGAAGCAGTACACTGCGCAACGGTTCTTCTGCAGTCTTCAGCAGTTCCTGTACCTGCTTCTTGCCCAAAGAATCAATCTTCATCCCGTGCTGTTCCAGCCAGGCAATCATCTGGATGACAGAATTCGGATTTTCCAATCCCGTCTTTTTCTTTAACTCACTCATCAAGGATTCCCGGCACCGGGCATCCATAGCCACGGCCTGGCTGACCAGCGTCTGGTCGATGGCGATGCCCCGGTCGTTGATTTCCTGGTCGAGATGATATTCGTCCCACACTTGTTCGGGTACCGGATAGTGCTTCAACCGCTCCTGGATGGCCATTTCCACTTCCACATCCCGTTTGTTATATGACTTGAACAACTTCCATTTATCCGGGGCATGATGAGGAAGATTTCTCGTTCTCCTACCATTTGACTTGGTTTCCTTGCAAGGGACACAGAAATAACGAATCAAATCCTTACCTTCTTTCATCTTCTGGTTATCCAAATTCAAGACGGCGCCGACGCTCTCCAAAGAAAGAGGCAGGCCCATATAGGCTGACCAGACCATAGAACATTTCCAGCCCGCCGGATTGAGAAACCTGGCACACTCCTGGGACAAGGGATGGTGGTCATGGAACGAATCCATGCTCATCCCCAGATTACTCAGGTGCCGTGACAGGCAGATCCGTTCGAAGCTGGCATTGAAGGCCCACTTGGTAACCGATTCATCGGTTAAGGCATCCAGGATATCATCCGGAATAATTTCCCCCTGTGCCAGGTCAACGACCTGCACTTCACCGCCATCCACGGCGTAACCAAAGAGAAGGATTTCAAAGGCCGGAGATTCAGCGTATTTGTACACGCCGCACTTGGCTAGGTTGACGTCGCTGAACGTTTCAATATCAATGCTGATGGTTTTCATATGTTTCACCTCAAGAAAAGCGGCGAGACACAAGGTCCCGCCACCCTAATACATTCACATTGTTCTTTATGCCAGGAAATCATCATCGTCAATTATAGCGAAATCGTCTTTTGCTCGGGGTCTGCCACCCAGAGGTTCACCGTCACGAACTTTCTGAAGATTGTTCAGGCCACAAGCAATGCCTTTGTTGCCATTGCGATTAAAGGCATAGAAGTTGATAGAAGCACGGCCGTAGACGCCAGAATAGACTTCAGAGCGTTCAAAGAGGGGTTTGCATTTAGTATCAACGATATCAGGCTTTGTGGTAGAATTGGCATTGATGAAGAAGCTGTCTTTATAAGCATCATCACCAGGGCGTTCCAAGTCGCCGTCACGGAGCGGGGTCTTGATAGCTTCGAGAGCCGGTACCACCCGACCATTACCTTTGAGTTTGCCCTGGCCTTCATCATAGGCAGCCTTGATAGCAGCTCGGACGCTTTCGACCGTTTCCGTATCGGACTTCGGAATGATGAGAGATACACTATACTTCGGCGTACCACCATTGATAGACTTCGGGTCCCAAACATTTGCATAAGACCAGCGGGTATTGACTCCTGTGATTACCTTACAAGGATTAGTAAATTTTTTTGTCATGATAAATTCCTCCTAATTTTCAATATTGAAATCGTCTGCCGCGGTGTGCATGGCCGGGCGTTTATCCGATTCCGGCACCAAGACTGGCTTGCCCTGCGGCTTTTCAACTAAATCTGACAACAATTCTTCGAACCGCTTCTTGCCAAGTTGTTTCGTCATCGCCGTAATGCCGAGCAGCTTTTTTTCATACGGGTCGAAGCCTGCTTCTTCTACTTTGGCGGCAACGGCGTCTTCGCTGACGTACCGACGGTTAGACCGGCCTTCGACCAATTTCCAACCGGCCCACTGCTTGCCGGAAAGGGCCTGCTGCAGGGCGTAATCTTTGACATCGCCGGCCCAGTTCACCAAGTCATCGGCCTTGGCCAGGACGGCTTCGATTTCTTCATCCTGAAGCGTGGACGGGACGGCGAAATCATACTGAGCCAGTTCTAAGTTATATTCAGCCCGCTTGCGGCATGTCGCCTTAATCTTGCAGAAGCGGCAATGGTCGCCAGCCTTGTACTCCCCTTCGCCTTTGGCCGCCAGTTCCGCGGCGGGCTTCAGCACCGTTTCGGCCCACTGGAGCAGCTTTTCTTTGCTCATGGTGCAGGTACTGATGTTGTCCCGGCGGGGCTGGAAGATGGTCATGGACACCTCGCGGATATCATAGATGCCATCGAATAGGTTCAGCGCACCGAGGGCGTAGCACATCATCTGCGGATTCTTCTCGGCATCCACCAAGACTCCCAGGCCGTGTTTGTAATCGATAACCATCAGAGTTTCATCGGCCACGATAAGGCAGTCGCCTGTTCCAAATCCGCCAGGAACCCACTTGGAAAAGTCCAGCCGCTGTTCGATCATGATCAGCGGGTCCTTGCAGGATGCTTTGGCCGATGCCAGGCATTCCATAACGAATTGTGCATAATCATCACTGCACTGCGACATTTCTTCATCGAAGTACGTCAGGGACTTCGTCGGGTCTTCTAATTTCTGTCCCAGCGCCGTTTTTACCTTGAATTCACATAGCGTATGGGCATCGGTGCCTTGGCGGGCAAATTCGCTGGATGTATCCGGCATTTTGGCGCATTCTTGCGCTGAAGGCGGGCAGGCCAGCCATCGGTAACAGGATGAAGCGGACAGCACCGCGTGTTTATCCGGCATGACCAATCGCCTCCAATTCTTTCAAGAGGGTGCTGTACTGTGCCGCATCAACACTGGACAGATTGTTGGCGCCGTGTTTCTGAATGAGGCTGCGGACTTCATCCGTAAATCCCTGGCGTGACCTGTCGGCGGCGACTTTGCGGACATCTTCCAGAGTCAGTTGAGGGCCCTGTTTATTTCCGTTCGCCTTGACTTCTTGGCCATTTTCCATTTCCGCTATTTGAGCTACCTTGTCTGCTGCTTGATTGATAGCGTCTGCCGCTATGCGTAGTAATTGTGCAACTTGTCTTGCTGTTTCTTCATTTGTCATGAATTGTCTCTCCTTCCATCGTAGAGTGATGCACGGCAAAGAGTAGTAAGTTCCTTGCCATTCTGGCAGATACTTGACTGATAGCACTTAGGACTTGGATTTCTTCAGCCACATTACACACAGCTATGTCGGTATCTGGATAGTTTGTATTCATCACTTATCTCTCCTTTCCAGAGGCCTTATCACACCTCCTACTTTCTTTTGGAGAAGGAATCCGATTTTGAGCAAACTTTTTTATTTTTTGCTCCCCACCCAAATCGCTCTCCTACTTTCTAATGGAGACAAGATTTATAATTGAGCAAAAAAGCCGCAGGTCTTTCCCGCTAAGGAAAGCCTACGGCTTTTTAATTGAAATATATGAATTTTCTTTGCTCAAAGAGTTCTGCTTTCTCCATAAGAAAGTAGAGGTGAGATTATGAACAAGTCAGTTGAAAACACACTTAATTCTTACTACACTGCAGAACGCATTCAGAGCGAATTATTCTTCCATATGGCTCAACGCATCGCCAAGGACATGTTAGAGGATAAGCTCATTGGCCAGAAAGAGTTTTACATCCTCTCCGACATCAATCGTGAAACATTTCCTCCGTTATTTACGGAAATATCGCCAAAAACACTTGAAATATTATGATGACAGAGTGATATATAGGCATGGAAAGGAGATGTCTACTTGAAGAAGGTAACAAAAATTGCAAAATCTCAAAATGTAGAGAACAAAAAGGAGAAAATTAGGGTCGCCGCTTACTGTCGTGTCTCCACCAGTTCAGATGCCCAGCTTGAAAGCCTTGAAGCACAAAAAGTCCATTATGAAAACTATATCAACAGCCGTGACGATTGGCAATTTGCCGGCATCTATTATGATGAAGGCATCACTGGGACAAAGAAAGACAAACGCCCAGAATTATTAAGACTCATGGATGATTGCAAAGCAGGCAAGATCGATTTTATTGTGACTAAATCCATCAGCCGATTCAGCAGGAATACGATGGATTGCCTGGAATTAGTCCGCGATTTACAGGCCCTGCATATTCCCCTTTATTTTGAAAAAGAAAACATCAATACGGGATCTATGAAAAGCGAACTTTTTTTATCACTGCTCTCCACGCTAGCCGAAAACGAATCCGTATCTATTTCAGAAAACAGTAAATGGTCCATACAAAAGCGATTTGAGAATGGCACATTTAAAATATCTTATCCACCTTACGGTTATGTTTGGGACGGTGAGCGAATGGTTATCAATCCAGAACAGGCAACGGTTGTTCAAAAAATCTTCGCGATGCTTTTATCGGGGAAAAGCACCCAGGCTATAGCTGATGATTTAAATCAAAGAGGTGTTGCATCTAAACGAAATGGACACTGGACTGCAACAACCATCCGCGACATGATATCTAATGAAAAATACGTTGGTGACTGCCTATTCCAAAAAACATACTCAGATTCAAATTTTGTTCGTCATAATAACCATGGTGAAGCGACACAATATCTGGTTAAAGATCATCACGCAGCTATTATCAGCCGTGAAGACTTCACGACGGCTCAAAGGCTAATTCGTCAACGAGCCATAGAAAAAGGAATTATTCAAGGGAGCGAAAAATATCAGAATCGTTATGCGTTTTCCGGTAAAGTGATTTGTGGCGAATGTGGCAACACTTTTAAACGGCGAATGCACGGTTACGCTGGGTATAAATATGTTGCCTGGTGTTGCAGCACACATCTCCGGAACAAAAATAAATGCCACATGCTCTTTATCCGTGATGAAACTTTAAAGCAAGCTTTTATTATCATGATGAATAAGTTGAGATGTTTCCATCAAATCATTTTAACTCCCTATGTACAATCTTTAAAAACAGATCCTGCTAATAATTCAGTAAAAAAAATCCAGAAACTCCATACGCTGTTAGCCCATAACAGTGAAAAGAGAGAAACATTAACAAAACTTCTGTCTCAAGGTATTATTGACTCTATCATTTATAATAAGGAAACAAATGAACTCCTCTTTCAAGCCGATGCCTATCAAAAAAATATTGAGTCCTTAAAGCACACCGTTTCTGACAGTATGGCCATCATAACAGAGGCAATAAATCTTTTACGCTTCGTTGAAAAAGCACCTGCTGTGACAGCATTTGATCCAATGCTCTTTGAAAAATTTGTAGACCACATTCTCATTCGCTCACGTAATGAGATTTGCTTTATATTAAAATGTGGTCTCGCACTTACAGAAAGAAGGTAACGATATGGGACATACTCCTTATGGATATATCATAAAAAATGGCAAAGCCATCATTGACATAAAACAGGCCAATAAAATCAAAAAGCTTTATGAAAATTATCTATCTGGGATGTCACTGGCAAAAGCCGCCGTTGAAGCTGGAATTGAAACATATCATGGTACAGCTAAACGCCTGATGGAAAACAAGCACTACCTGGGAGATAACTTCTACCCTGCCATTATAGACAAAAATACGTTTGATAGAGCTTCGAAAGAATGCCTTCGACGTACCACTGTGTTGGGAAGATTACATTGCAAAACAGCCGTAAATCCTGCATTGCTACCGACCTCTTTCCGATTGTCCAAGGCGAGTAAACATTATAAAAATCCCAAGTTACAGGCCGAATATCTTTATAGCCTAATTGAAAGTGAGGTAATATAATGGGAACTGTTATGATCATTCCGGCAAAAAAGCGAATGGGAAACACCATAAAAAAGTCGGAACAGAAAAAGTTACGCGTTGCTGCCTACTGCCGCGTTAGTACCGATTCAGACGAACAGGAAACAAGCTATGAAGCACAAGTTTCCCACTATACCGAATACATCCATGATCATCCAGAATGGAGTCTTGCCGGTATCTTTGCCGACGATGGCATTTCAGGTACAAACACCAAAAAGCGTGAAGAGTTTAATCGCATGATAGACGAATGTATGGCTGGAAATATTGATATGGTGATTACAAAATCCATCAGCCGGTTCGCACGTAACACGCTAGATTGTTTAAAATACATACGAAAGCTGAAGGATAAAAATATTCCTGTTTTCTTCGAAAAAGAAGCTATTAATACGATGGATGCCAAAGGTGAAGTACTGATTACCATCATGGCCAGTCTTGCACAACAAGAATCTCAATCACTTTCTCAAAATGTAAAACTCGGCCTTCAGTATCGATATCAACAAGGTAAAGTACAAATCAATCACAATTATTTTCTGGGCTATACAAAAGATAAAAACGGCCATCTTATAATTGATCCAGAACAAGCAGAAGTGGTCAAACGAATCTATCGCGAATACCTGGAAGGGTACAGCATGGCAAAGATTGCCCGTCATTTGGAAAAAGACGGCATTCGTACTGGGGCGGGCAAAACTAGATGGCACAGCAGTACCATTAACAAAATTCTGAGAAATGAAAAATACATGGGAGATGCACTACTGCAAAAAACTTATACAACTGATTTTTTGACAAAAACACGCGTCAAGAATAACGGAATTGTTCCCCAATACTATGTCGAGAATGATCACGAAGCCATTATTCCCAAGGAAATCTTTATGCAGGTACAGGCCGAACTAGTTCGTCGCCGCGTTGTTCATGTCAGCCCTTCCGGGAAAAAGCGTAATTTTTCCAGTAACAACTGTTTTTCTCAGATTGTTCGCTGCGGTGAATGCGGAGATCTTTACCGGCGCGTTCATTGGAATAATCATGGCCACAAATCTATCGTTTGGCGTTGTATTACAAGGTTGGAACCTACTGCTGCAGATACAAACTGCACGAATCGAACAGTAAATGAAGAACTCCTCAAGGACATCTCACTAAAAGCTATGAATCAGATTTTGCTAGGCAGTGATTCTTTTATTCAACAATTGCAGGAAAATCTTGCAAAAGCCATCACGAAATCCGACACGCTTTCACCAGACGGGATACAGAAACGCCTGGAAGAATTACAGCAAGAGCTTATCACAAAGGCAAACAATCGTCAGGCTTATGATGCCATTGCCGATGAAATTTTCCGCCTACGGGATCAAAAGGAAAAAGCCGAAAATAATCTGCGCAGCCAGAAAGAAGTAGCTGAACGCATTAAAACTTTGCAAGAATTCATAAAAAGACAACCTTCAAACCTTACGGCATTTGATGAATCATTAGTTCATAAGCTTATTGAAAGAATTACGGTGTTTCCAAAGCACTTCACTGTTGAATTTAAATCCGGCATAAGCGTAGACATAAATGAATAAGAGCAGGCACTCACCATAAAAAGGGAGCACCTGCTCTTTTTTTCTAATTCATTTTTCTGGCATCTACCTGGCGCACTCGACATATAAAATCATCTATGTTGAGTTCTCGACCCCTACTATGCCATCAAATTCAAAGTTCCGTAAAACAAATATCTATGTTGTTTTACGCATTCATTTCGAACACTGGCAATTCAATACTTCAGTAAAAATCCAGACCTTGTGATGAAATAATTTTGCCACAGCCTCAACCTATCTAGTGGCGTTAATTCAAGGTTTTTGGAATATATAGTAGAGTGAAAATTTACATAACGCTACATCTTGCGTGACATCAATGCTACCGACTCAACGTGATGGGTCATAGAAAACATATCCACAGGCTGTACTTTCTGTACAACATAGCCATGTTCTGCCAAGTACGCCGCATCACGGGCCAGTGTCGCCGGATTACAGGATACGTAGACGACAC